ACATAAGGAAGGGGTATAGATTATGGCTATCTCTCGCGCACAATTAGCGAAAGAGTTGGAACCCGGCCTTAACGCGCTGTTTGGTCTTGAATATGACCGTTACGAAAACGAACATGCTGAAATCTTCGATGAAGAGTCTTCGGACCGTGCATTTGAAGAAGAAGTTATGCTCGGTGGTTTTGGAACGGCTCCAGTTAAAGGTGAAGGCGGAGCGATTTCGTTTGATGATGCACAAGAAACATACACTGCGCGTTATACACACGAAACAATCGCACTGGCGTTTTCAATCACTGAAGAAGCGATTGAGGATAACCTTTATGACCGTTTGGCCGCGCGTTATACTCGTGCTCTAGCTCGTTCAATGTCACAGACAAAGCAAATCAAAGCGGCGTCTATTTTGAACAATGCGTTTAGCACTAGTTCACCAATTGGTGACGGTGCAGCACTTTGCTCGACAGCGCACCCAAGCTTGTCTGGCAACCAACGCAACAAACTTTCTACAGCAGCAGACTTGAATGAAACGTCGCTTGAGCAAATGCTTATCGACATTGCAGGTTTGACTGATGAACGTGGTTTGAAAATTGCGGTTCGTGGTATGAAACTTATCATTCCAAAAGAACTTCAGTTTATTGCGGAACGCGTTATGAACTCTAACCTTCGTTCAGGAACAGCTGATAACGACATCAATGCAATGCGCTCAATGGGCATGTTGCCAGAAGGTGCTGTTGTCAATCACTTCTTGAATGATACAGATGCATTTTTCATCAAGACAGATGCACCTAACGGGTTCAAACTATTCCAACGTACAGCTATCAAAACTGCGATGGAAGGTGACTTTGATACAGGAAACATGCGTTTCAAGGCCCGTGAGCGTTACAGCTTCGGCGTTTCTGACTGGCGCGCAGTTTTCGGTACAGAAGGCGCATAAAGTATGGTATAGTAAGGGTGAAAGTGATTTTTATCATTTTTATCCTCCCTGTGCTAAGGGCCGCGTTTGCGGCCCTTTCTTTTTTTGTGGGATATGTTATTCTGCTTTTGGAGCAATAATGCTCGGTATAGATTTCATGGCCTAGCAAACCATGGAAGTTGACCTCGGACACGAGAGGAGAAAAACATGGCTCAAACTAATTTTTCAGGTCCAGTATCATCCAGTGCTGGCTTTATCAGCGGTTCAGATTCTTTAGTATCGATAACAGCTGATGCAACAATGACTGCGGCAGCGAATGCTGGTCGCACAATGAACTTAAACGTGGCCTCTGGCGCAACTGTTACTTTACCGGCGGCAGCTGGAACCGGAAACACTTATCGCTTTTTTGTTCAAACAACCGTAACTTCCAACAATTATATCATTCAAGTTGCAAACGGCGACGACACTATGTCTGGTGTTGCTGTGGTAGCTAACGACGGAGGGGACACTGCGTCTATTTTTGAAACTGCCGCAGATTCTGATACCATAACCTTGGATGGTTCTACTACGGGTGGTATTTTAGGTGGTCAAATTGAAATTCAAGACGTGGCTACGAATAAGTTTCGTGTGTTAATCAATCAAGCTGCAACCGGTACAGAAGCTACACCGTTTAGCGCCGCAGTTTCATAGGTGACGCATGGGAAAGTTGAACAACATCCCTAAAAAGGGCGGAAGTAAAAAACCTTCTTCAAAGAAAAAGGGTAGCTAATGGCTAATTCAGACGTAAAAGCAAAACGTCTGACCGGAACTGGCGCGGCTTCTGTAGGTCGTGCCCGTTTGCGTCAGGTTCAAGTTTTGACAGGTGCGGGCGCAGGGCGCTTGACATTTACCGATGGAAATGGCGGAGCGACGGTGCTGGACATTGATTTTTTGGCTTCCGACTCACACTCTGTTAACATTCCAGATGAGGGTATTTTGTTTACCGACGACGTTTATGTTGGAACAGCCACTAACGTTACTGCGATGACGATATTCTATAGTTAGGAAAAATCATGGCAGGCTCTGACGTTAAAGGCACGTATTTAACCGCAAGCGGCACCATTAGCGCAGGACCTGCAAGGCTGTGCGCGATACATTACCACGGTTCTGGTTCTACTGGAAAATTAGAATTTCGCGACGGCGGCGCATCTGGGCCTGTGCAGTTTTCTATAGACGTTCACTCAAATTCTACGGGGCAACTTGATATTCCGGACGAAGGTGTTCGTTTTGGCACGGACATTTATGTAACGTTCACTAACATGTCTAGTACAACGGTTTTCTATAAGTGAGTTAACTTATGGCGAAAAAAGAAAAGCCCATACGTCGCACTACCACGGGCAAGAGTGCCAATTACCGCAAAACTAAGTCTGGCGCGGGCATGACGGAAAAGGGTGTAAAAGAGTATCGCAAGAAAAATCCGGGGTCTAAGCTTCAAACCGCTGTAACTGGTAAAGTGAAGAAAGGCAGCAAAGACGCGAAGCGTCGTAAATCATACTGCGCACGTTCTGCGGGACAAATGAAAAAGTTTCCAAAAGCAGCAAAAGACCCTAATTCACGTTTGAGACAGGCTAGAAAACGGTGGAAATGTTAATGAATACTGATGATCTTTTAAAACTTTTGGAAAAGCATGAAGCTGAGTGCAACGAACGCTACAGCAAAATCGATAAACAATTGGACAAGTTAGATGTGCGTCTTTGGGGCATTGCAATACTTATAATAGCAACGTCTATAGCGGGAGAGTTTTTGTAATGGCCTATTCTCGGAAATCCAAAAGCGCGTCTAAAAAAAGTAAGGGTAGTAAAATTTGTCCCGCGGGCAAAGCTTGGGCGGAACGCACGTTTGACACTTACCCTTCGGCTTATGCGAATATGGCTGCGTCGAAATATTGTAAAGACCCAAACTACGCAAAAAAAGCGAAGGGGAAGAAAAGTGGGCGAGCTTAAAAAATGGCGAGATCAAAAGTGGGTTCGTATCGATAGCTCTGGTAATATAGCCGGAGAGTGCGGCACTTCTAAGGATAAAAAAAATCCAGATAGATGCTTGCCACTTTCGAAAGCGCGGTCCTTATCGAAAAAACAACGTGCTGCAACGGCTGCAAAAAAGAAGCGTGAAGGCAAAAAAGGCAAGCAGGTTGTAAAAAATACAAAAGCCGCAGAAGTTCGCTTTGCGGCACTTGGCGGTGCAATAGAAGCCACTAAGCCCAAAAGACCCACTCCGCGACCAAATGCAAACGGCGTCGTGGCGCGCGGCTGCGGAAAGGTTTTAGAAAATCGTCGCAAAAGAACCCGTGGAGCGGTGTCCTCATGAATGTAATGAATTTTTACATCGGTGATGAAAAACAAATTTTTGAAGAAATCCGAGCGTGGTCCGCGTATGCGCTTGAAAAAAAGAATCCTTTTTTCAATGACTTGCCGCCTTGTCCGTATGCAAAAAGAGCGTGGTTAGATGACAAAGTTTGTGTAATTTTTCAGTATGGTGGTTCGCAAGCTTTAATAAACACGATGGCTCATTTTAACGATGAGTTTGACCTAATTATACTGGTAAACACGTTTTACAGACGTGACGCGGACAGTTTTCACCAAGAACTTTCTGACTACAATGAAGCAATTGCAGACGGATTATTTGGCAACCCAGACCTTTGGTTAATGGGCTTTCACCCTGATGACGACAGCAATGACTTTGTTGATGACGGCAATTTTGAACCCCATATAAATACCCCTTACGCGATGACGTTTGTGCAGCGTTTGTCGAAGGTACAAGAATCTGCATACATTTTGAAAGATTTGGGTTATTATGATAAGTATAGCGAAGAATACAACGTAGACGCTATATTTGCACAACGAGAACGTTTGTATAGGAGACTAAAAGATGGCAATGAGTCCTCGCAAAAAAATGGCCATGGGTAACGCAAAAAAGATGCGCGGTGGCGGCATGGTTAAGAAAATGCGCGCAGGCGGCGGCGTGAAAAAGATGCGCGGTGGCGGCATGGTTAAGAAAATGCGTTCTGGTGGCGCAGTTAAAAAGAAGAAGTAAAAAATGACCACTTCGGGAAGCAAAGATTTTGAGCTTGATGTAGCGGAGTACATTGAAGAGGCTTTTGAACGTTGTGGTTTAGAGGTTCGTACCGGCTATGATCTAAAGACTGCCAAGCGGTCTTTAAATCTTATGCTTGCCGAGTGGGCAAACCGTGGACTCAATCAGTGGACAATAAAGCAGCGTTCATTGTCATTAACGCAGGCTGACGGCGAATACGACTTAGGCACTGATGTTATTGACGTTTTATCTGTTGTTGTACGGAGAAGTAACACTGATTACGCTTTAGATAGGGTAAGTCGTGACACGTTTATTTCTATACCAAATAAAACAACACAAGGGCGCCCTTCGCAGTTTTTCCTAGACCGTCAGCTTACGCCTAACTTAAAGGTATGGCCGGTGCCAGAAAACAGCACGGATACAATTATTTATGATGCGTTAACGCGTATGGATGACGGCGATGCACAAGTGAATACTATGGATATGCCTTTTCGGTTTTATCCATGTTTGGCGGCGGGGCTAGCTTACTACATATCTATGAAAAGAGCTCCTCAACGAATACAACTTTTAAAAGCCGTGTATGAAGAAGAGTTTGAACGTGCTATGGCCGAGGACCGTGATCGGTCGTCGTTCAATATTGTGCCTCAGTATGAATACTTTAGGACGAACTAATGGCAAAATTTGCAACGGGTAAATACGCTTATGCTATTTCTGACCGGTCTGGATTTCGGTATCGGTATAGAGACATGCGCAAAGAGTGGACCGGGGCTGTTGTTGGCAAGGACGAATGGGAAGCAAAACAGCCACAGTTAGGGCCTTTTCGCAAGGTAATTGATGCACAAGCTTTGCGCGAAGCGCGACCTGATATAAAAGCAACTATGACTGTTTACGTGGGGATTCCCACTGTAGAAGCGCCTAATTTACGTTCGCCAGTGGCGTTTGGTCAGGTTGGAACTGTAACGGTGGTGACAACATGAGTTTTACATACGCGCAATTGAAGCAAGCCATTCAAGATTACACCGAAAACGACGAAACGACGTTTGTAAATAATTTGTCCTTATTTATTCGTTTGTCGGAAGAACGTATTTTGAAAATGGCTCAATTAAGCTTGTTTCGAAAAAATGCGACAGCGACCACGACAGCATCAAACAAATATCTAGCGTGTCCAAGCGATTTTCTTGCGCCTTTTTCATTAAGTTTAGCGGGAGCAGACGGAGATAAGTTTTTCGTGGAGTTTAAAGACCCAAG